CACATGAAACGGTCTTGGAAAGCTAATCCGGCAAAAAAGAAAGGACATGACTATATAGCAAAAGTTATAAATACTGCTTCTTATGCTAGTTTTGTTAATGATGGACATAGACAACATCCAGGACAGTTTGTTCCTATTCTTGGTAAAAGACTTGTAAATGGTTGGGTAAATGGTTTACATATGGCAGAAAAAGCAGAATCACACGCTAAAAACGCTTCTAAGCTTATTCTTGAAAATACAATAAAAGATTATAATCGAAAGGCTTTTAAATGATTTTAAAGATATACGAAGGGATATCCAGTAGGCTTTACAAGCTTACCGGATATCCTGTTTATTTTGACGAAATAGAGCAAAATGCAAGATATCCATGTTTCTTGATTCGACTGATAGACAGTGAACAAGAACACGTATTAGATAGGCGATATGAGCGCAAACTCTCGTTTGAAATTCGTTTATTTCCTAATGAAAAAGGAGAAATTATAGATATTAATAAACAGCTGTATGAAGTCGCTTCTGCATTATATACGGCATTGGAGTATATCCAAGTTATAGATGCAAGTAAAGAATATCTATTACGAGGGGATTCTATGAATTATAAGGCGGTGGACGATACATTGCAGTTTTTAGTGTCTTACGATTTCTTTGTTGTGAAAAAGCGAGAGAAGACTGAGTTTATGAACACATTGGATATTGAGGAAGGAGTAAGAGATGGCAGTAAAGAAAACTAAAGATGTAGAATCAGAACGTTTTGACGGTCATTCTATTGTTAAATCAAAAAAATATAAACGTTATGCAGACCTATTGTGTGTAGAGCTTGAAGATGGGGTAATGTATTCTCACGATGAAGTGGAAGCGATTATCCAAAAGGCTCTCGCTCGTCCGGTTGTAAAAGTAATTAATGAATAAGGAGGAGGAACTATGGCATTAGGCGGAGGTACTTGGCTTTTCCAAAATAAGAAATTACCGGGTACATATATTAATTTTGTAAGTAAAGAACGAGCAGGCACGGATATTGCAGACCGTGGATATGTAGCACTTCCCATTACACTTGATTGGGGGGCAGAGGGAGTGTTTCGTGTGGATGTAGCGGATTTCCAAAATAACAGTCAAAAGGTATTTGGCTATGATTATGCACATGAAAAGATGAAACCACTTAGAGAAGTCTTTTTACATGCTAAGACTGTATATGTATATAAACTTAACTCTAAAGGGGTTAAGGCTAAAAACACATTAGCTACTGCTAAATATGCAGGGGTACGTGGCAATGATTTATCTATTGCCGTACAATCAGACCCTGACAACAACGGAAAGTTTATCGTATATACCTATTTAACTACTGACGGTGTAGTAACTATGGTGGATAAACAGACAGGCATTAGCAAGTCTTCGGATTTAGTAGATAACGATTATGTGACTTTTGCAAAAGCAGAAAGCTATCAAGCGACATCTGCTACACCACTAACAAGTGGTACTAACGGCGGAGCAGTTAACGCAGAAAGTTATCAAGGATTTATTGAATCCATTGAGCCGTATTACTTTAATATCCTTGCTTATGCAGGGGCGGATACATCTATTCAAAATCTTTTGATTAGCTTTGTTAAACGCTGTAGAGAGGATAGCGGAGCTAAGTTCCAATTAGTAATTCATGGCAAAGAAAAGGTTAACTATGAAGGTGTTATCTCTATCGAAAACAATGTTATTGATAAAGGTGTAGAAGTAGGTAGCTTAGTTTATTGGGTCGCAGGAGCGGAAGCTAACTGTGCTATTAACGTAAGCTGTACCAATATGATTTATGATGGCGAATATACAGTAAATACTAAGTATAAACAATATGAATTAGAACAAGCGGTATCTTCGGGAATGATGATGTTCCACAATGTAACAGATGCGGTATCCGGTAATGTAGTAGGCGATACTAGACTGCTGACCGATATTAACACCTTTACTGAATTTACTAAGGCTAAGAATAGTGATTTTAGTTTAAATCAAGTCATTAGAGTGTTGGACAACATGGCTATTGATATTGCTAGGTTGTTCAATAAGCAATACTTAGGTAAAGTTCAGAATGATTCTGCCGGAAGACTTGCTTTATGGAGTGACGGAGTAGCTTTGTTTGAAGAATACGAACGTGTAAGAGCAATTCAAAACTTTGACGAAGAATTGCTGCCTATTCCAAAACAAGGAGAAGCAAAAACTTCTGTCCTTTGGGATTTTGAAATTCAACCGACTTGCTGTATGGAAAAACTCTATGCACAGGTTATTGTGGCTTAATAAGAAGGAGTAAACATGTCTGAAGAATTAAATGCTATTCGCACGATGATTGCAGGTGATGTGATAAGTGCAAAACTGGCAACAGCTTATGTAACGATTGATAGCAATAGATATTTACTTTTCCAAGCAAAAAGCTTGAAAGCAACCATTGAAAAAACAAAAGAAGAAGTAGCTATTTTAGGGCGAATGATGAAAGGTAATAAGGCTGTTGGTGCTAAGGGTAGTGGTAGTCTTGTTATTTATAAAAATACATCTCTTTTTGATGATATGATTTTAAAACTTGTCAATAAGGGTATTGATACTTATTTTGATATGCAGATTACCAATGAAGACCCTACATCACAGGCAGGTAAGCGTACAGTTATTTTGACCGGTTGTAATCTTAACAAAGCCGATGTAGCTGCTTTTGATGCAGATGGTAAATGGCTTGAAGATGACATTGATTTTACTTTTGAAGGAATTAGAGTTCCACAGAAGTTTAAATTACTTGATGGTATGAAGGCTTAACGTAAGGACAGGAACAATTTCCTGTCCTTTTTTATTAAATAAAGGAGAAAACATATGGCTGAAATTACATCTATGAGTGCTTTTTTAAAGGAAAATGCGTTACAAAAGAAAGAAGTGGAATATATTGCTTCTAAGCGTTTTGTTGGAGCAGATAAAAAGCCTATTCCGTGGATTCTTCGCCCGTTGACTAACCAGGAACTGGAGAAAATTACAGATAAACATACAAAAAATGTACAGGTTAAAGGAACTCGTGAGTATCAGAAGGAAACAAATGAAAAGGCTATCAATATGGAAGTTACTTTGACTAGTGTAACTACCCCTAATTTAAATGACGAACAATTACAAGCTAGTTATGGGGTAATCGGTGCGGAAGCATTACTCAAAGAAATGCTGACACCCGGTGAACTTGCTGATTTAATGATGGCAACTTTAGAAGCTTCAGATTTTAAGGTTGGTATGGCTAATCAAATTAAATCGGTAAAAAACTCTTAAGGGCAAATGAGATAGACACAGTGGTAATGTATTATGCATTTCATGAGTTGCATTTATTACCACATGTGTTTCTTGATTTGCCCGACTGGGAAAAAGCAATTATCTATGCTTTTGTTGAAGAAAAAGCGAAAGCACTTAAAAAGATTAAAGATAAATAAGGAAAGGAGGACTAATGGCAACAATAACTAACTATATTAACCTACGAGGGAATATGGTTAAAGGAATGAAAGATATTACCGCTGCCACGGAAGAATCTACTGTTAAACTTGGTATATTATCCGGACGAGTAAGTCATTTGATCAACAAGTTTAAGATTCTCCGTGGTTCTCTTTCTACCATGACAGGAGTTATGATGGGTAATGTTTTAGTTGCCGGAGCTACAGCGGTTCTAGGCGCAATTACTTCTTTTGCCAAAGGATTTATTGATACGTCTGAAGAATTAGCAGGAATTCAAGCAAGACTTGGACTGATTGCTAATTCACAGCAAGAAGTAGTGATATTAAACGATATGATCTATCGGTCTGCACAACGTGCAAGGGGTGGTTATCTTGATATGGCTCATTCCGTATCACAATTAGCTTTATCTGCGAAGGATGCATTTCCGGACCCGAGACAAGCAGTAAACTTTATGGAAGGAGTGCAGAAGTTATTTGTTATTGGCGGAGCCAGTAAAGAAGCACAGAAAAATGCGATGCTACAACTTACACAAGCTATGGCAAGCGGACGTCTGCAAGGCGATGAATTTAGAAGTATTGCGGAAAATGCTCCACTTATTGAAAATATCATTGCTGAACACATGGGAGTGGCTCCCCGAACACCTAAAAAAATTACAGCAAAAGGGCAAAGTAAAACACATGTTTTTTAAAAAACGATTCTTTGTGGGAA